ATATCAGACACAACAGATTCAACTAGCAAAGATACAGGAGCTTTAATAGTTGAAGGTGGTGTTGGTATTGAAAAGAGTGTACATGTTGGAGCAGCACTTTCAGTAACTGATAGATTATATGTTGGTGGTGAATCGGAATTTATCGGTATTGTAACATTCCGTGGTGGAACAATTAGACTTGGTGATGGAGACACTGATGACGTTGTAGTTGGTGGTGAATTTGCCTCAGATTTAGTCCCTACCACTGATAGTGCTCATGATATTGGTTCAGCATCAAAGGAATGGAGAAATGCATTTTTTGATGGAACAGTTGAAACAGATGGTTTAAATGTATCTGGTGTCTTAACAACAGCACAATTATCATCTCCAATAATTTCAGGGTTCAGTCGTTTACAAGCACCACATGGTGCAACTACTACGATTGAAGTAAAAGTTGCAGCCAAGGTATCAGGGCAACATAGATATTATGGTTCAGGTAGTAGTAATGGATATGTTTTAGATGGAGTTCAAGCACCATTCCTTACACTCACACCTGGTAGAACTTATCGCTTCGATGTGTCTGATGCTTCAAATGGATCACATCCTCTAAGATTCTATCTCGATGTTGATAAAGTATATCAATATACAACAGGTGTTACTGTAAGTGGCACACAAGGTCAGGCTAATGCATACGTAGAGATTGTTGTTAGCGATACTACTCCTACAGTTCTTCATTACCAGTGTACAGCACATGGTAAGATGGGTAACTCCATCCAGATGAATTCAAATGTAGTAAACACACCTCATGATGCAACCTTTGAAGGTTTACTGAATGCAAAAGGAAATGTTGATCTAGGTAATGCTACATCAGACACTATCACAGCAACAGGTAGATTTGATAGTGACCTACTTCCATCTACAGATGGTGCGAGAGACCTTGGATCATCTTCAAACGAATGGCAGGATCTATTCATAGATGGAACTGCACAAATAGACTCTTTAGTTGCAGATACTGCAGATATCAACGCTGGTACAATTGATGGAACCACTATTGGTGGTAACTCTGCTGCTGCTGGTACATTTACTGACTTAACTGGTGGAAACATACAAGTTGGAGTTACAGGTGATAATGAGATTGATACTTCAAGTGGTGGTCTTACATTAGATTCTGCTGGTGGTACAGTTACAGTTGATGATAACTTGACTGTTAACGGAACATTCACTGTATTAGGAACACAATCTATAATTAATACCGAAACCTTAAAGGTTGAAGATAGTTTAATTGAGGTAGGTCTTGTTAACAGTGGTGGTTCATTAGTCGCTCCATCCTCAGATGCTAATATAGACGTTGGTATGATATTCCACTACTATAGTGGATCTGCTAAAAAAGCAGCAGTATTCTGGGATGATTCTGTAGGAAGAATCGCTTTCGGTGCCGATGTATCAGAGAGTTCAAGTGTATTAACTAACTCCACACATGCTACAATTGAAGCAGGTGGTGTATTCATCAAAGACGCAGCAGGATTATCGGCAGTAATTAGTCATGACGGTTCATTAAGACAATTAGAAAATATAACCGTGGATGGTGGCTCATTCTAACGAGTAAAGTATAACTTATAAATATAGGTGGGTGTATCCCACCTTTTTTTATACTCTGTCATGGATGAAAACGAATACAAGATGATTTTGGGTGTTTATCAGAAAAAGACACACGAAATGCTTGCTCAAATAATAGCATTAGAAACAAGAGTACTTGGTTTAAATAATGTTGTTGAGCAATTAAGCACAAAGGTAACTGATCAGGAAAATTTATTGATTCAACTGAAAGGTAAGAAAAAACCAAAAAATATAACAATAGATTCTGAGGATTTCTAATGGCGAAACCTGCTTCACGAGAAGAATTAATTGAATACTGTAAAAGACAATTAGGTGCACCAGTCTTAGAAATCAACGTGAGTGATGAACAGGTTGATGATCTAGTAGATGATGCATTTCAGTATTTTCAAGAACGTCATTTCGATGGTATTGAAAGAATGTATCTCAAATATCAGTTTACACAAGGAGATATAGACAGAGGAAAGGCACAGGGAACGACAGGCGTAGGTATTGTAACAACCACTGGTACATCTACAGCAATTAGTGGTTATGGTACAACTACATCAAACTTTTATGAAACATCTAATTTTATTCAAGTGCCTGAAACAGTTGTAGGTATAGAAAAGATATTTAAATTTGATATGAGTTCTATTTCTGGTGGTATGTTCAGTATCAAATATCAGTTATTCTTGAACGATTTATATTATTTCAACTCAGTTGAACTTTTACAATATGCTATGGTTAAGTCATATCTTGAAGATATAGATTTTCTTTTAACAACTGAGGCACAGGTTAGATTTAACAAGAGACAAGATAGATTATACCTTGACATTGACTATAATAGTTTAAACGCTGGTGACTTCATAGTGATTGACTGCCATAGAATATTAGATCCAACAACATACACACAATTATTTAATGATAGTTTTTTAAAGAGATATTTGACTGCTTTAATTAAGAGACAGTGGGGTCAAAACTTAATTAAGTTTCAAGGTGTAAAATTACCAGGTGGTATTGAATTGAATGGTAGACAGATATATGACGATGCATTAAGAGAACTTGAAATGATTAAACAAGAAATGAGTTCTACTTATGAACTTCCACCTTTAGACTTTATTGGATAATGGCTCTCAACCCGTTTTTTCTACAAGGATCTCCCGAAGAGCAAGACTTGATTCAATCGCTTGTAAATGAGCAATTGAAAATATATGGTGTTGAAGTCACATATATTCCTAGAAAGTTTGTGAATAGAAGCACAGTTTTTCAAGAGATAGAGGCATCTAAGTTTGATGATAATTTTCAATTAGAAGCGTATGTAAATACATGGGACGGTTATAGTGGAGCAGGTGATGTTCTAACTAAATTTGGAATGAGTTTGAGAGATGAATTGCAACTAGTCATTTCAAGAGAAAGATTTGAAGATTTTATTTCTCCATTTCTAAGTCAAGAAGATGTAGATGAAGTGGGTGAAGCAGTGATGAGACCTCGTGAGGGTGATTTAGTATTTTTCCCTCTAGGTGGTAGATTATTTGAAATAAAATTTGTAGAACATGAAGTTCCTTTCTATCAGTTAGGGAATACTTATGTTTATGAATTGCAGTGTGAATTATTTGAATACAATGATGAAACTCTTGATACAGGTATAGATGCTATTGATAGTAAGATAGAAGATTTAGGCGTAATTACTGACCTTCAGATGAATAGTGTTGGATCTGCAGCAACTGCTACAGCAACAATAGGAACAGGATTTGTTCAGAGTATAAGTTTACTTAATGATGGTTCAGGATTTACAAGTGCTCCAACTATCGGATTAACAACAGCTCCTAGTGGTGGAATAGATGCTACTGCAGTAGGTTTAATAACAACAAGAAACAATGTTACTTCCATAGAGGAGATAGTGATTACAAATTCAGGTGCTGGATATACTGTAGCACCAATAGTCACAATATCTGGTGGTGGAGGTGTTGGTGCTGCTGCTACTGCAATTATTAGATCTGATGGTAAAAAAGGTATTATTCGTATTTCAATTGGAGGAACAGGTGGAGTTGGTTATTCTACAACACCAAATGTATCAATTTCACTTCCATCTCTATCCCCACAATTACCTGCTTCTGCTCGTGCTGAAGTTGGTGCTGGTGGAACTATATCAAATATCTTTATTCAAGATGCTGGTGCAGGATTCTTCTCACCACCAACAATCACAATCGGTGCACCTTCTTCTGCTGGTATAGGATCTGGAAGTTATTGGTTTAACGAACTTGTAACAGGTAACAGATCTAATGCATCTGCAAGAGTTAAGAGATGGGATCTTGATACCAAGATTTTACAAGTTGGTATAGAAACTGGAACATTCTTTAGAGGTGAGATCGTAACAGGATCAAGATCTGGTGCACAATATACTGTTAATGTATCTACAGCAAACACAGACAAGGATAAATACGATCATAGTGATGAAATTGAGAATGAAGCAGATCAAATTCTTGATTTCACTGAATCAAATCCATTTGGACTATTTTAATGTTAGGGACTTATTTTTATCACGAAGTTATAAGAAAAACCATTATTGGTTTTGGGACATTGTTTAATAATATGGAAGTTAGACATCAAACTTCTGATGGGACGACTGTTGACATAAAAAGAGTTCCTTTAGCATACGGTCCTGCAGCAAAATTTATCGCAAGATTAGATCAGCAACCAGATTTAAATAAAATGGTTGCGATAACATTGCCTAGAATGTCTTTTGAGATGACTTCTATTGCATATGACTCAACTAGAAAATCGGGTATAACTCAGACGTTCAAAGCAGTAGATAATACAACCAACAAGTTGAAGAAGGTTTTTATGCCTGTTCCTTATAATATTGGTTTTGAATTAAGTTTACTTACCAAAATAAATGATGATGCATTACAAGTTGTAGAACAAATATTACCATTTTTTCAACCATCATTTAGTATTACAATAAATTTAATTGATTCAATCGGTGAAAAAAGAGATGTTCCAATTACACTCACTAACGTCACATTTCAAGATGATTATGAGGGAGATTTTTCAACAAGAAGAGCATTGATATACACTTTTCAATTTGTTGCTAAGACATACTTATATGGACCTATCGCAGAGAATCCAGAGGGTCTTATCAAAAAAGTTATTGTCGATCAATATGCAAGTGTTGATACTGTAAATGCAAAGAGAGAAATGAGATATACAGTTACACCCACTGCAACTAAAGATTATAACAGTGATGGTGCTATAGATAGTAATGATAATGCACTTATCGTACCAGGTGATGACTTTGGATTCAGTGAAACTACTGAGTTCTTAGATGATGGTAGAGATCGCAGTCCAACAAAACAAAGTGATATCTAATGGAAAACTATGAATCTATTGATAAAGCGTTAAATATCAGTGATACTGATATTATTCCTGCTAAAAAAGAGACTATTCGTAAAGAGGATACTCCGAAGAAAAATGAAGTTGAAAAAGACTATGAATATACTCGAGCCAACTTGTATTCGATCATAGAGAAAGGTCAGGAAGCAATAAATGGAATCATGGAGGTTGCAGGTGAAAGTGCAAGTCCAAGAGCATATGAAGTTGCAGGACAACTTATAAAATCAGTTGCGGATACGACTGATAAGTTGATGGATCTACAGAAAAAAGTCAAAGATGTAAATGAAGATGCCCCAAAAACAAATAATGTAACTAACAATGCATTGTTTGTAGGATCAACATCTGAACTCTCAAAGATGCTAAAGAAAGGGTTTCTAAATAATAAAGAGGAAAAATAATCGCTACAATGAAGAAGTGTAAGGAAGGACACTATTACTGTTTCCAAGATAGCAAGTGCAAACCGATTCCAAAAGGATATCGCAGAGGAGTTGGTGGGTATCTTCGTAGAGAGCGTGAAGACGAAAAGGAGGATTCTAAAGAGAATGGTAATGGTAATGGCAAGTCTAACGGAAGTTCTAACGGAAATGGGAACGGTGGGAATGGTGGTGGAAATGGTAACGGTAGCTCTGGTGGTAATGGTGGTGGTAATGGCTCAGGGGGAGTAGGAGAGAGCGTAGAGATACAGAATTCTGACGGAGAAACAACTGCAGTTGTAGTTGATATCATTGGTCCTGCACACATGAGACCAAGATTAAATGGTAATGGAGTATGGAAAGGGACACATATTGCTGAAGCAGGAAAATCATTTGGTGGTTATTTAGATGGTATAATCATAAATCCTAGTGGATCTAGAAATAAGTATGGTCTACCAGATAATATGAAACCAGGTTCTGGTTCAACAAAAGAAACACCTCTCACACCAACTCATAATAGATTATTAGTTAATAAAGATGCGATTGCAATGGCTCCAAGAAAAATAGATAAAAAGGTTAAAAAATTAAATCAGAAAGACGTAGCTGATTATATTCCACAATTACAATTGCCTGATCAATCTCAACCAATTCCTAAAAAATTACAAGATGAATATGTGCAAGAATATGCTGCAGCGATTCCTCAAGCTGCTAATATAGTTACAAAAGCAGCACCATATATCATGACTGGTATAGGTGCTTTAGGTACTATGATGCAAGCAAGACGTAGAAAAGATGGTTCTAAAAACGATAGAAAAAATCTTAGACCAGATTTAGAAGCAGAATTAAGGCAAAGACAAAAAGAAAGAGAGGAAAAAATAAAAGCAACAACACCAAATTTAGATGATAAATTAAATACTCCAACAGATCAGGGAGGTTTTATAGGTGGAAAAAAAATTGATCCTAAGACAAGAAGGAGAATGAATGCACCTGAAGATCAGTTTAATTCTTATGATCCTTTAATAGAAAGAAAAATGACTGAAAAGGAGAAAAGAAAAGATGATAGATTAAAGAAGAAATATGATAAGTCTGATATGAAGAAGAGTATGCAGAAGCAATATGGTAAAGAAGAAGGTGAGAAAGTTTACTTTGCAACCATTCGTAAGCAAGCAATGGAAGAGGAGAAACATAAGGATCACGAACCAGAGATGATCCGTAATCAGTTAAAGACTGCAAAGAGAGCATCAAAGAGAATCAAAAGTCACACTTTAAAGAAAGATAACTTTAAAGCATGGGTGCAATCAAAGATAACCAAAGCATCAGATTACTTAGACACTGCTGCTGATTATCTTGATAGTAAAGATGATATGAAAGAGGAGTTAGATAAAAAGGATAAACCATATATCAAGAAGTTAGTCAAAAATCTTAGAAAGGGATCTAAGACTCATGCTAAACAAGCAGATAAATTAGAGAAAGCGATGAATGAGGGAGCGATAAATCCCAACAAATTTTCAGGTATGCCAAAAGTAGAACTTGGTGGAGGAGGTGGTGGGACTGATGCAATAACAGATAAAGCAAAGAGTAAAACTCTTGGAAATAGAATAAAAGATATTGGTAAATTAGCGACTGTTCCTGCTAGATTTTTATTAAATATCAAATCACCAGAAGATCCCCTATCAAAATTTGCTGATTCTAACAAGACTCCAAAACAAAAAGTCTCCAAAGCAATTAGTGATTTTAAAGGATTAGGAGAGGAATCTAATCCTCGTATTCCTAGAAAGAAAGGTCAACCAGCAAACTCAAAGAAACACTCAGATTTATACACAGATGAAAATCCTAAAGGAACTATTCATGGACTTGGTTTCAAGGACGTTGCTACTGCTAAAGCGTCTGTTGCAAAAATCAGGAAATCTAATAGATCTCATGCTCATAAAATTCAAGCTGCTGTTGCTATGGAACAACGGGCAAGAGAAATGGGTAAAACCTCTGAAGCAGCAGTCTACCGAAAATTCATCAACTCGATGAAAAAGAAAACTAAAAAGTAATTATTATGGTTGATAATGTATATCTTGGAAATCCTAATTTAAAAAAGGCAAATACACCGATAGAGTTCTCTGAAGAGAATATCATAGAATTTTTAAAGTGTAAGGATGATCCAGTTTATTTTGCAAAGAAATACATAAAGATAGTATCTCTTGATGAGGGTCTAGTTCCATTTAATCTATATCCTTTTCAAGAAAAACTTGTAAGGAACTTCCATGAAAACAGGTTTAATATTTGCAAGATGCCAAGACAGACTGGTAAATCTACTACTGTGGTATCTTATCTTTTACATTATGCGATCTTCAATGATAGTATCAATATAGGTATTCTTGCAAACAAAGCAAAGATTGCAATGGATCTACTTGGTAGATTACAGACTGCATACGAGAACTTACCAAAATGGATGCAACAGGGTATCATAGCATGGAACAAAGGTTCATTAGAATTAGATAACGGGTCAAAAATATTAGCAGCATCTACATCTGCATCTGCTGTTCGAGGTATGTCTTTTAACATACTATTTCTTGATGAGTTTGCTTTCGTACCAAATCACGTAGCAGATGATTTCTTTGCTTCTGTTTATCCTACAATTTCTTCTGGTACTAGCACTAAAGTTATAATAGTATCCACTCCTCGTGGTATGAACCACTTCTATAGAATGTGGCATGATGCTGAAAGAGGAACGAATGGATACATACCTACCGATGTGCATTGGAATGAGGTACCTGGTAGAGATGATGCTTGGAAAGCACAAACAATAGCAAATACATCCGAGCAACAGTTCAAAGTTGAGTTTGAATGTGAGTTTCTAGGATCTGTTAATACTCTCATAGCACCAAGCAAACTTAGAAACTTAATTTATGATGCCCCCATAACAAAAAATGCTGGATTGGATATCTATGAGGACTCAATAAAAGATCATAATTATATGATTACAGTTGACGTTGCTCGTGGATTAGGAAATGACTATTCAGCATTTATTGTATTTGATATCACAGAGTTTCCATATAAAGTTGTAGCAAAATATCGGAATAACGAAATTAAACCGATGCTGTTTCCAAATATCATTCATAGTGTTGCAAAAGGATATAATAATGCATTTCTTTTAATTGAAGTAAATGATATAGGAGACCAAGTAGCAAGCATCTTGCAATATGATCTTGAGTATGATAATCTATTAATGGCTTCAATGAGAGGTAGAAATGGTCAGGTGGTTGGTCAAGGATTCTCAGGTAAGAAGTCTCAGTTAGGTGTTAGAATGACTGCAGCGGTCAAAAAATTGGGTTGTAGTAATTTAAAAACCCTAATTGAAGATGATAAACTTATTACTTGTGATTATGAAATCATATCTGAACTTACAACATTTGCTCAAAAACATAACTCTTTTGAGGCAGAGGAGGGATGTAATGATGATTTAGCAATGTGTCTTGTGATCTTTGCATGGTTAGTTGCACAGGATTACTTTAAAGAGATGACTGATAACGATATAAGAAAAAGAATATACGAGGAACAAAAAAATCAAATCGAACAGGACATGGCTCCTTTCGGTTTTATATCAGATGGTCTGGATGACGATACATTTGTTGACTCAGACGGAGATAGATGGCATACTGATGAATATGGTGATCGCTCTTACATGTGGGACTACAGATGATTTCATTTTTACTTTTTAACGCAGGTTTCTTAAATCTCTTATTTTATGTTTTTGCAATAGGATTTGTGATTTCATTAATAATAGAACAATTTGTGAAAAATACAGGAACTGAAGAGGAACTTTTTATCGTACAAACAAATAGGAAATATTGTTGGAGACAGGCATGGGTAACAAATATTTTATGGTTCTTCTGCAACGTAGCATTATACATAGCATCTAGAAATGCACAACCTGTAGATAACTTCTGGAATGGTATCTAATGGACTTAGATGATCAGTTTGATCTAGAACATATATTATTAAAAGAAAGAAAGTGTAGAGTATGTGGCGAAATAAAGGATTTAATTGATGGTTATTATCTAACTAGAAAAGGCAGAGGAGATATTCCATCTGCCTATTCTTATGAGTGTAAGATATGTACAATTAAAAGAATTGTGAAGAGAAGGAAATCAAATAACAAAGAAAAGGAGTGGTATTACCCAGATTGGTAATGTTCATGTGCTGTTTCCCCAATGAAAATACCCTTTTGAATAAATAATTTTAAATAAATCTGAGATTCGGAGAGTAAGGGATGGCGTTAAATTTAGCATCTCCTGGTATCGTAGTTAGAGAGGTTGATTTAACCATTGGTAGAGTAGACGCTACCTCTGGATCAATTGGTGCACTTGTTGCTCCCTTTGCAAAAGGACCTGTCGGAGAACCAGTTTTAGTAACAGATGAGTCTGACTTACTAAACAACTTTGGTCAACCATACGAGACAGACAAGCATTATGAAGATTGGTTAGTCGCCTCTTCTTACCTAGCATATGGTGGAAATATGAGGGTAGTGAGAGCAGATGACGACAATATGAAAAATGCATTCACAGGTGCTGCAAGTGATATAAAAATAAAAAGCACAGATCATTATAACCAGTTAGGTTATGATAATAACACTATAACAGGTGTAACATTCTCTACCAGAAATCCTGGTTCATGGGGTAATGGTATTAGAGTAGCAACAATTGATGGTCTTGCAGATCAGATTGTTGGTATTAACACAGCAGGTATTGGTTTTGGAACTGTAGGAACACCAGCACCACCAGGTATGATTGGACTTGGGGTTACACAAACAATACCAAATAACACTATACTTGTAGGAGCTGGATCAACATCAATTTTAGATGGATTCTTAAAAGGAATTATAACTCAGGAATTGGGTAACGATAAGTTTGGTGTTAAAGTAGTATCTCACGTATCTGCTGCAGGAACAGAAACTGCTGTAGACTATACAGAGTCTGGAATTTACAGATTCAAGACTGGTTTTGATGTTGCTGGTTTATCAACTAGTAGCACAGGTTCAATTGGTATCATTACAGCAACTTCTGGCACTAATACAACCATAGGTTATGCTGGAACAATTGCATCTGCAATAGATTGGTTTGGTGAGCAAACATTAACCTTAACTGGTGCTGGTTCAACTATTACTTGGAACTCAATCGTTGATAAACCAGGCACTTCAAGTTATGCAGAAGCAAGAAACGCAAGATTTGATGAGATTCATGTTGTTGTAATTGATGGGAAAGGAGAGGTAACTGGTAACGCTGGTACAATCTTAGAAAAACATATTTCTCTATCAAAAGCAAAAGATGCTGAATATTCTGTGGGTAGCACAGCGTATTGGAGAAAGTATCTCTATAATACATCAACTCAAGTATTTGGTGGATCAGCTCCAGCAGGTGTGGTAGCAACTAACTTTAGTTCAGGATTTACTGCTGCAACAGACATAGGATGGGATCAGGATGCTGAGGGCATATCATTTGCTGGATCTGGAAGTAATACCTATGCACTAGATGGTGGTAAAAACTATGATGGTGGAACTGATCTTTCATCCACTGGTGCTCTAACTTCAACTCTTGGTGAAATTTCAACTGGGTATGAATTATTTGAAAATACTGAGAACTTTGAGGTAGACTTCATACTTATGGGTTCAGGGGCAGGAACTAAAGAAACAGTTCAGGCAAAGGCAAATAAAATAATTGCTGTTGCTGAACAAAGGAAGGATGCAGTTGCATTCATATCACCTAATAGAGGTACATTTATTAATGATGGTACAGTTGGAACAGTGACTGTGAACGGAGATTCTGCAATCACTAATTCAGTGATTGATTTCTATTCACCAATAACATCTACAACATTTGGAGTATTCGATAGTGGATACAAATATATGTACGATAGATTTAGTGATACATTCCGTTATGTTCCTCTAAACGGAGACATCGCAGGAACTTGTGCTAGAAATGATCTAACACAATTCCCTTGGTTCTCACCAGCAGGAAATTCTAGAGGTGCGATTCTCAATGCAGTTAAACTAGCATATAATCCTAGTAAAGCACAAAGAGACAAACTCTACACAAATAGAGTGAACCCAGTAATTTTCCAACCAGGTGATGGAATCATCCTATTCGGTGATAAGACTGGATTTGGAAAAGCATCTGCATTTGATAGGATAAACGTTCGTCGTTTATTCATATTCCTTGAAGATGCGATCTCAGCTGCTGCTAGAGATCAACTATTCGAGTTCAACGATGAAATTACAAGAACAAACTTTGTAAATATTGTTGAACCATTCCTACGTGATGTTCAAGCAAAACGAGGAATATTTGATTATGTCGTCATATGTGACGAAACTAACAACACCGCATCTGTAATAGACAATAATGAGTTTGTCGCAGATATCTTCATTAAACCCGCACGTTCAATCAACTTCATTGGTCTAACCTTTGTTGCTACAAGAACTGGCGTATCCTTTGAAGAAGTAATCGGTAACGTTTAATAACTTAAGGAAGTAACAACTCATGGCTACAAGAAACCAACTAAATCCACCTCCATTAAGAAAGATTACTGATTTCAAGAGTAAACTTAGTGGTGGCGGTGCACGTTCAAATCTCTTTGAATGTGAACTTGCATTCCCACAAGCAGTAAGTGTAGAGGGTTTGAATGACATTTTGAATAAGGCAAGATTCTTAGTCAAAGCAGCAAACTTACCTGCATCTAACGTTGCTCCAATTGAAGTTCCTTTCAGAGGTAGGGTTTTAAAAATTGCAGGTGATCGTACATTCGACACTTGGACAATCACAGTTATTAACGATACAGATTTTGCAATAAGATCTGCTTTTGAGAAGTGGATGAATACAATTAACAGAGTTTCTGATAATACTGGTACAACTAATCCAGCAGATTATCAAGCAGACGCATTTGTATTCCAACTTGATCGTAGTGGAGAGACATTAAGAAAGTATCATTTCTATGATGTATTCCCAACACAGGTTGCACCTATTGAATTATCTTATGATGCTCAAGGAATTCAGGAGTTTCAGGTCGAACTTCAGGTTCTTTACTGGGAAGCAATTAAAGGTAACGGTGCTAACGCTGGTGGAGAGGACATTAACTAATCG